GCTTTCAAGTTGATAACCCGGCGGAGACTCACCCTTGACCAATTGAGCCCGGATGTTCTCCAGGACGTCAGGGATGAGATGAACGAGTTGACCTACGAGGAGTGCCGTCTAATTCTTGAGGATTTCCCCAGGGATGTTAAAGTGGGGTCGATTGGAGATGATAGTCTTATGTCCTCGATCCTCCGTGGTTTCTCTATGTCTTTCATTACTCTTTGGTTTTTCGCGAATGGGGTAATCATCACCAGTTCGGAGAAAACTGATTCCGTCACGGATGGGCTAGAACTCTTCGAGCTGTCTTGCTGCCAACGAGCTTTCGTTTGGTCCGATGAATTCCACAGAATTGTCGGTCCCCTTTCAATCAAATCGCTCTCTAGGTCACTCCATTGCATGCTCCCTTCCAAGGAAAGCCCATCAGTAGTCGAACGGAATATAATGCGGACTGTGCTTGAGGAACTTGTTCTCCACGGGGAGGACACGTTCAATGATATGCGAGCTAGGCTCATTGCCGCATGCACGGATGCCGAGAGGATGCACATACACTCGAAGGCTCTGTCTGAACCTTATGCACACTACCTCGCGGTGATGCGTAGGAGGGCTCCGACCCTCCTCTCCGAAGAAGAAATCAGAGACGCGAAAAACCGATTTTACCACGGTATGGTAAAGAAGGGACTTGTAGACCCGCAATTCGCACGAGCTACACACATTTTGGACAGATTACCTGCTCTGCCCCCTCACCAGGGAAGGATCCGGCATTCATTATGTGAAGATGGTGTTAAGGACGAGGCTGACATACCTCCACCCTCGAAAATTAACTATGTTTCAAACCAAAACCAAGAAAATAACATAGAGTTTATAACTCCATCCTCCACAGCAGATGTAATGGCTGTGGCCGCCAACAGTTCCCCGGCTGCAGGAACTGTAAAAACACATGATACACCATTGACGGTACAGACACGTCCTATCCGGCTCAAAACGCTGTCTTGGTCTGTTGGCTCTGTTCTGACCACCACATTTGATCCTTGGTCTTTACTCATGGCCAATCCCGTGATACGTAACAAAATGGAGTTCTTCCGGTACTTCCGTGGGAGTGTCCGGATCAAAGTTCTGATTGATGGAAACCAGTTCCACTCCGGCGAGATGTGGTTGGGATACCTACCCCTACCGCTCCATGACGAGATGACGGAGTATGAACCCACGTCGGAAGCGGACTTGGTTGAATTTTCACAACGGCCTCACATTGTACTATCCCCCCGCGAGTCACAAGGGGGTGAAATGTTGCTTCCGTTCATCTTCAACCGTGATTATGTCGATCTTCTCTCTGACGAAATGACCCAGATGGGAAGGTTGTATCTACGCACGATCGTTCCCCTAGCTATGGCAAATGGGGGAGACCAAGCCTGTACTGTCACCATCATGGCACACTATGAGGATCTCGAATTGTGCATGCCCACAACACACCCTATGCCCCTTTTGAAAGTCGTCAATGAATCAGCCCTGAACACTAGAATGGAAACCGGATTCGTTGTCCCTGGGAAGGACAGGCACAATTTGTCACTTCAGGACCGTTCTGACATCTCATCTGACCCGGCCTCTATGTGGTCCGAAAGACAAGATTTGTCATTCTCATCCCTTGCAAACCGGGAGAGTTTCATCGGACAGTTCATTTGGAGTTCAACTACCCCACATGATCAACCTCTCGCCTCGTTCCGGTGCTCGCCCTTCCACGGAATCACTGAGGGAGCTTCCCCAAATGTGGAGAGTCATGTGACACCCTCTTGTTGGGTTTCTCTCCCATTTACCTGGTGGAGGGGAATTTGCGAATACCGCTTCGAGGTAGTTTGCTCTGCCAACCATCGGGGGAAACTCCTCTTCACGTGGGACCCGTTGTACACCAGAACCAACGGCGAGTACAACAAGAACTATATGGTCGTGATGGACATTGGTGAGAAAACATCCCATGTAGCGAAAATTGGTTGGGGGCAGAACACTCCCTTCCTCCCAACTGTTACTAGCATGTCACAAATTGTGAATCAGACTTCTGGTGATTACGGCACTTCGGTCCCGTACGCGAATGGCGTGTTGACCATGTCCGTGTTTTCCCCTCTGATGATCCCCTCTCAAGAGGCTGATTCCACTGTGTTTGTCAACGTTTACCAGAGGATGTCTAAGGGGATGGAACTGGCCTTGATCCGTGAGCCTTTGGTTGGTATGTCCCCCCAAAAGAATAACATCAAGGAAGGGGCAGCGGTGATTCGGCCAATCGACCCACCAGTGCCAGCACCAATTGCCAATCGACCCACCAGTGCCAGCACC